GCCAGAGCCCACAAACAATAGCCGGAGCAGTGTTTAAATTAAGCGCAGTTATACCTGAACAAACAATTTCTAATCAAACAACTATGTCGGATGAGATTATTATGGAAACTCCCGAGACCGAGATCGATACTGTCCCGGCAACGGAGCCCTCACTAGCAGTGGCTAAAGATGCCCTTGAGAGTATGCGCCTTAATTTAGAGGCGGTATACGAAGAGAAGCTAGCAGCTATGACTAAGGCTCAGTCTGATGTAATAGCTACCCTCACTAAACAGTTAGAGGCTATCGAGGAGAAGCTATCGATGACCCAATCTGTAGCTCAGGCCTATTCTACTGAGGTGAGTGTTAGAGAGAAGGCCAACCGTACTAAGCGCTTACAAAGCAGAGGTGTGCCCCCTGCGTTAATTGAGCGTTTCAGTTTATTAGCCGATGCACTCCACGGTGGTTCTCGTGTTATCAAGCTCTCTACAGAAGCTGGCGGCGAGCGTGATGTAACCGATGAATTAGAAGAGCTATTAAATATTGCTGTTAACAGTAAGCCCGTAGTAGTGCAACAGTATGGCCAGAGCGCAGCCACCCGCCCATCTGGTCTAGAAGCCCAGCTCCGCGAGCTAGCCCAGAAGAACTGGGATTCAGCTAAGAAATCCAAGGTCTAGTCCTAATTTACTAACTTCCCACTAATATGGCAGATATTCCGAGCCCCAACTTTCAAGCGCTTATCAGCAGCCCCTACTTAGTAGACAACACTACGTTCCCTCGGGAGCCTGTATACACTGAGTTAGCCCGCTCTATTCTCGCTAAGTTACCTGCGACCCCTCTCAGCACTGTATTCCCCGATGAGACTATTGCTGAGCGCATTGTCATTGCTGAACACGTCATTGAAGGCGTCGATACTATTTTCCCTGTGGTTGAATGGGGTGCACCTGACCTATTCGTTGATGACGATGGCTATACAGTGTATCGCCAATCCTACCAACCCCTTCCTATCCGTCAATCGATGTACATGAGTTATGCCCAACTCAATAACACTGTGAGAGAGGGTACTACTAATGAACGCGCTACTGCTGCTGAACAGATTGAGAAAAAACTCACCCGTCAAATGCAGAAGCATCAATTAACCTGGAACGTGTTCCAGGCTGCTATGATGCTCGGCGGCATCAATTACACTGATCCTCGTTCTGGAGTTCGTGTTAAGGCCCCTGCGTACATCCCCGCGCGTAACTTCTTTAACTTCAACACTACCCAAGGTTACCGTGGCCGTAATGAGGCCCGTTTATTCCGTAACCTCGTTGATTTAAACGCAGGCGGTACTCCCAGTTCAGGTATTCCTATTACTGATCCTCAGTTTGCTCTCTCCAACTTTGCACGTCGACTAAACCGTTGGTTTAAGGATACCAATAAATCGGATATCACCGATATGTATATGGGTCCCGAGATGCGTGACGTTATCCTCATGTGTGAAGAAGCTCGTCTCGCACAAGGTGGTATTATCCCTAGACTCGGCGCAGTGTTTGGAGACAGTACAATTGACTCCAGCGGCAGTGGTGGGTCCTTTGGTCCCCTCCCTCCTGGTGGATTAGGAACTGGCATGGGCCTAGTATTAGGTACCCGCGGCGAGATCCTCTCTATTGCGGGAATCAACGTTCACGTAGTAGATACTATCTACAAGGACCCAGTTGATGGCGTTGAGAAGCGCGTATGGCCTAAGAACAAAATTGTAGCTGTCAGCTTCCGTGATAGCAATGGTAACGTAGAAGCACCGGGTAGAACTCAGTATTGCTCTAGTGAAAACAGTATTGATAGCCCCGGCTTATGGACTCGTACTGTTACTGATGTTCCTCCTCCGGCAGCACCTGGTATCGCGGTTCAGATGGGTAATGCGGGTCTTCCCTACTTCAAGTTCCCCTATCGCGTCTGCCATGTAACTCCCTGTACTGTACAGCAAATCAATGAGCGTCTAGGTATCCAAGGAGACCTATTCTTCCCTGGTTTATAATTCCTCACCCCCCACATATCTTTAAACTATGTCTATCCACAACGTTTGGCAGGCTCTCCCTGGAGCGCGTAAGCCGATCTACGATACGCTGTATGTGCTGGGTGGGGTAACTACCGCCCCCACCGCAGCTGTACAGGCCTCTCCTAACGAGGACACGATTAACTTCACTGGTGGAACCATCGAGTTCGATGGTATTCCTATTTCTCTCAATGGCTTATCTCTTGATTTCGGCGCTCTTGGTTCTCTTGTAGCACAAGGACAGCGCTTTGTAATTAGCGCAGTACCCAGTTACTTAGAACCTACTGATAAAACTGCTGCTGCTGCTGCTGGTGTCAATTACTTCGTTAACTACGATGCTAATCTTGAGGCCTACGCTGAGGTATTCATCAGCCCCGCTGCCGAGGCTGCTGTAGCTGCTCTTGGTGGTATCGATAATGTGCGTAACCGCGTATTCAAGGGATCGGCTAGCGCAGCTGATATTGTAGCCTTCAACAATTACGAAGAAGAGCGAGCTAAGAGTACCAGCCGTCCTTATGCTCCTTATCCTCTCGTTCCTTCTGGCGTGCGCCTAGTTCTCAAGGAAGTAATTCCCCAGACCAATGCAGCATCCCAGAATCTCTTAGAGAACATCACCTCTACTGCATTTCTCGAGTTGAGCGCTCAGGTACCTGAGTTCCCTGCAGTCCGTAAGGTATTTACTAAGGCTGAGGCTGTAGCCCGCTATAACACTGCTGGTAAATCCTTCTTAATTAAGCCCGGCACTGCGTTCCATTACGCCAACATTGGCAACGCTAACTCTGGCACTGCGGGTACTGTTGTTGCTGACATCAATAACATCAACGCTGTGTCTGGTACTCATGTCTCTGTGTTTGAGTATTACATGCCCAGCACTACTGCGTCTGCTCAGACTGGTAACGAACCAGCTATCCAGCGCGTATTAACTCGTTCTGACTCTGCATTACTAGGTCGCATCAATCCTATCTACTTAGCGAATGAGGCTCCTATGCGTAAGGTCGGAAAACCAGGTGACTCTCGCCTGACTAAATGGGCTGATCCCACTGACCTAGTTGAAGTGACTGTAGGCCCATCTGATGCTCTCACTATCTCCCGCACTATCTACAGAAGCTTAATCTAGTAGTGCGATGCTTATATAAAACGCTAGGATTTCTCCTAGCGTTTTATATTATGGAATGTGTTAAATTGTATATGATATCCATTTTCCAAATATATGACTACATTAGTACTGACCATTCTAAGTCCCTTTGACTATGAGTTCGGGGGCAAAAATCGCGCTTACTTCACAGGAGATAGACCTCACTTCGACCTTAATGATGTACAGGCGAAAGAGGAGCTCAAGTTTCTAGTTAGCCCGCAGTCTATTCATCTAGATTACTTCTATCTCGATGAGTATCAACAGGGCTATAAGGAATTAATGGATGAAGTAAACCGCGAGGGCGCTAACTACGATTACATTGAAGGCGAGGTTACCCACGGCGTCTCTACTCAAGAAGAGAGTTTCATCAGTTACGAAGTATATGATATCCCAGTGGGTTTACCAGGAGAGCCTCTAGTACCTATTGAAGAAAAGGCTCCTGAGTTAGGAGAGTCCGGTATGCCTCCCGTAGAGCCTGAGATCTACAATGAAGATGATGACGATACTACGGTCTTCCTGACAGCAGATGGAAAGGAGATTGAGGTTAGCACCGTTAATAGTCCTACCCTCATTAATGCTGCTAATTTAGATAGACGAGCCCAGTTAGAAAAACTGACATCTAACGAAATCAAAGATATAGCTGTAGAAAAAGGTATTCGTTTCATCGGTAAGGCGCGCACTATTGATGCCCTAATGAACCTTGAGTAACCGGAGGTTACATTGAACAGTTTTGGCCAGAGTGGTCCCATCCGCACCTATATAGAGACTAACCGCGAAGCATTCCTCGATATGGTAGTCTCTCACAGTGTTCTATTATCAGCCTATAGACGACGGCAGGATGAGGTAGTGGCTGTAGCGCTGCAACAGGCCTATCCGCGCATGGGCTTGATACTGAGCGCAGCCC